TCTCTGGATTTCTACCTCGAAAATGGTTGATGTTTTTTTCTTTTTTTTTTTTATTTTTACTGGCATCGCCAAAAATTTTGTTTAACTGTTTTGTAGCTTCTTTTGTAGATAGCAATTTTACGGATGTTTCTGTAACACTGTCACGATTTACAACTGAGAATATCCCTGAACTATCGGAAACAGGTGGCTCTGAAACAGTCGGCAATTGTTGGTCTTGTGGTGTATCTTCATCAATCACAAAGTCATCTGGCTCGACATAGAGTATTACACATCGACAATTAATTACGTTTGCAGGGCCGCCTCTTGGGTCTCCTGCGTGTTTCATCTTATAGGTCACACCTTTATATGGAACATCGAAGTCTGCTTCTATATCTACCTCAACACCGTTCATAGCACTGTGGTGGCTTCTTGTCCTGTCATCATTAGTTGATACCCATCTTTTCTTCATGGGCACTTCATAGCTCTCTGCTACGGCTTGATTAGTATAGCTTGATGCGTTGTGTGTCTCTGTCCTTGCGATGAGTGCTGATCTATACCGTGTAAATGGCTCTGACATCTGGGTTCTTATATTCTTAGCAATCTTATCAACCCCAAAGCCTTCTACCTGTCCGTCAGATATTATCTTGTTTATCTTTGTCCTTGTTGTGCCAGATATCCTAGTAATCTTTGCTCCACCCTGTGTCGTGATGTAGTTTCGGATTATTCTTTCCCACTGGTTTTCTTGTTTTGTAAATACAAATCTATTGGCAAAAGATTCGATAACGCTTCTGTAATGTGGCAATAGCACCTGTGATAAACGCTCTTCTAAGCCTTTTAGCTCTACCCTTCCAGATTGTATCTCACGGCTTGCTTGCCTACCAGTGCTGTTGAAATAGCTTACCATCTGCTTGTATAGTCTTCTCTCGAAGCCTTGACGCATCTTTGTCTGCTCGATGATCGACTTTCTAGCAGATAATATCCTACCTCTTCTTTTTGTCTGGACTTTCATTCTTGTGTCTTCCGTCTTACATGGCTGTATGCACTGATGCCTTCATCGTCCTTCTCTTCATCGTCTTTTTCTCTATCTAACACATGATCTATCCACTCTGGGTGCATATCATAATAAAATCTTTCACAGTAATAGCAACGCAACATATCACCCTTCTTGACTTTATCGTGACCACAAACAGAGCAGGTAAGGTCTCCCAAGTAGTTTTTACTTGTCTGTTTTAAGTGGATGACCTTCTGGTAATAGGTCACGGTCAAATTTACCACGCTTGAATCTACCAGTTCTGACTGCTCCTAAAAAGACGTTGACCCTCGCTAATGCCCACTGATCGGAGCTAGTTACACTGGGTCTTACACTCTGTGGATTTGTGTTGTACGCACCCACACCCCTTCTAAACACGGCTGAGAGCATTCTTAGAGTAACTCTTTTACCCTTTTTGTCTCCGTGCTTCTCATTGTGGTCTTTTACTTTTTTCTCTAAAGCCTTCTTCATCTTTGCAGATATCTCAGCTTTATCCTCTTGGTAGAACTCTTCTATCTCTAAGTCTAATGACTTTTCGGCATCTAATTGATCTCTCTTTTTCTTTGACCAACTAAACCCTGCATCTCCACCCCACAATGCCCATGCTATCCGTCCTGCACTTGGATAGCCGTCTTCTCCTGCCCTAAACCCCTCTGCTTGCTTATCTACTTCATGCCTTGAGAAGAATGAATACATCCGTCTGACAGTAGAGGGTGATAGTCTTTCTTTATTTACAAGCTGTCTAGCTCTAGCAACACCTACTGCTGTGCCACCTCTCTTGAATTCTTTTCTCCATTCTAAGCCTTTTCTAGCTTCCTCTGCCATCCCTGCTGTTGGTGTGGTGTCTACATCACTTTCTGCCTTAGACCTCTCCAGAGGGTCTCCTGTACGCTCCTCATACTCTTCGTGAGACTGACAAGGCATATAGATGATCTGTCCGTCCTCATTGTGGCTATGAAAGCCTACACAGCCTATTTCTTCGGCTCTATCCCTTGCTTCTGCTTCTGTAGTAAAGACATCCTTTTGTATTTCTCTTTTTTCTTCCGTGTAATCGAAGTCCTTGTCATCGTCTTCTGCTTGCTCTCCTTCAGCAGGTGCTACCTCTGATGAGCCTAATGGGAATAGATTTGCGTTGATATATACATCGTCTCCACCAGATATCGGCTCATATCCTAGTCTCTCTCTGGCTTCATTACGGCTTATGATGCCTTCTCTGACAGCTTGTACTACGTTTTCGTAAGTCTTCTTACGTCTTTCTGCCATAGCAGGGATGGAGTCTATGTCGTATTTTATGCTGATATCATCCCCAAATCTGGGTGCTAACCACTCATTGAGATCGCTCTCTACTCTTCTTATCAACGGTATGATAGTGTCCTCATACAAGGCTAATCTGGCTTCTGAGACGTTATTGTAGGTCTGACTGTCTGGCACACCCACTAATTGTGACGGTACACCAAAACACAAGGCTATATCTCTGGCACTCATATTCTTCAATTCCAGAAAATCCATATCCTTCGGACTAAACCCCATTTCTTTCCAGTCGAAGTCACCCTCCAGTAACATAGGTCTTCCTGCATTGTGTGCACCAGAAAACCTCATATTGAGATCAGTCATTAACTGTTGTCGTTGTGATTCACTTAATTGGACATGGAGACCAGTCTCATCTTTTGGCTTAAATACAACAGCACCAGATGGTCTAGCACCGTTCATAAGTAATCCTAAGTTATGTTTGGCAGCGTGATTATGTTGGTCAATGTCAGCAGAAGCAGCCTGTATCGGTGATAATCCGTAATAGTCATCAAGTGGATTCCACATCTTGAAATGCTTAACTTCCGACATTCCAGTCTCACTATCTACGTCATAACGGTTAGCCAGTCTTCCATCTACATGATATTCGTATGCAGAGGGGATATGCGTCTTACTGGGCACTATCTTCATTCTATCTGGTCTTAAGAGGTGCAATTCTCTTGGTTGCCCTCCTACAAGGCTGTATAGGGCATAGGAGTTGCCAGACAATAATAGAAAAGAATATAATGCTTGAAAATATTCGTTTCCTGCAAACTGTGGATTAGGTCTTTCCAATAAGTCTATTAATGGGTGTTGGTCTAGCTTTATGTCTCCTTGATATACACAAAGTTCTACAGCCGATGCTCCATGTGCTATTTCATTGACGCATCGAAACACAATAGCGTTTTCTTGATACCCTTCTTTCGCTATCTTTCGATAGTCATAGGTTCTCTCCTTAAGATTGTACCCAGATTGATACATCACCATAGGAGCTTCTTTTCTTTCTATCCGTCTAAATCCATTCGTAATAAAATCGTACCATGCCATTAGTATGTTCCACTTCCTGTGCCAAATGGATTGTTAGTAAAACTAAGCTTCCTGTAAGGCTGTAAAAGAGATTGTACCATTGCAGGTTGCCGTAATACCCCCTCAAAATCTCCTCTGTGCTCGTAATTAAATGCAATTATGTTTAAGATGCCCAAACGTATAGCTTCTGGCACATCCGTTCTGTTTGCTCCATATCCTGCTACATAAACGATCTTAAGTCCATTAGCTACTCGTAAGGATTGCGGCCATGCTTCCCCATCTCGCAAATATACTCTGGCAGGTTCTCTTACTGTATCTACAAAATATTTGGTAGATGCAAATGTTGTTTCTGTGTCGTTGTCACTAAAGCTAGAAATGGATGATACACTTGATACTGGAGTAGTGGGTAATTCAATATATCTTTTTCTAATGCTCATATCTGGAGCAACCCTTGTACCTTCCCACAATGCTACGTCTATCTCGTCTACTCCATCAATAAAAAGAGTAATCGTCCTGTTAATGAGTGCTCTACCAGTAAACTTCTCTACATACTGGGTTGCCATCTTTAACAGAGTTATTAGAAGCGTTTCATCTACCCCTTCATCTAACCTAAGATAATCTCTTATCTCTGAATAGGTGAGTGGGTCTATCGAAGCATCTGTTGTTACGGACTGACCACCCATTTAACTCTCCTATGAATCTAAGTCATCTAATACATTTATACTGATATATTCCGAATTTGGAAAGGTTTCTATTGCTCCCCCAGAGAAAGTGACTTGGAACTCGCCTTGAAATAATCCTGCTGTATCCGTATCACTTGCCGAAAAAGTGTAAGAAACTGCTCCGTTTGAAGCATTTGTAATCGTAGCACTACTATTTACCTTAAGAGAAGAACTATTTACTGCTCTCATCTTAAACGATACTGAAGCACCTGTAATGTCAATCGCTGTTCCACTACTGTCAGCAACAACCACAGATAACGTAGGACTTGTGTCATTCTGCTTAATGTTAAAAGAATAATTGCTCATGCTGACCTTTTTATTGTAATAACTGATCTATCATTCTTTATTGTTATCACACTTCTGTCATTTTTGATAGTAATTGCCATTATCCCATAACCATAAATGTAACAAATCCAGTAAATGTTATTGTAAAATATCCACCAATGGAAACAAAAACTAATTTTTCAAGTTTT